ATGATCATTAGACAAAGTTTTGGGTATACCTCTAAGCAATTTGGGTACATTTCGCGGTGTACCCAATGGATCACGGTAAGGATTTTCAGGTATTCGCACATGCCAAAACTTACAGACATGCAGATCCGCGCATGGATTAAGAGCGGGGAACGCTTCGAGGGGCGAGCAGACGGTGACGGCCTCTATCTGAGGTTTCGAAAAGAGGATAAAACTCCTTTTTGGCGCTATCGATATAAGCTGGCGGGAAAGGCCCGTACCATGATGATCGGTTCTTATTCCGATTTCTCACTGGCAAAAGCCCGAGATATAGCGAAAGAGTTATCCGCACGGGTAGCGCTCGGGTATGACGTAGCCGCAGAGAAGCAGGAGCGCAAGGCTGAGGCAATAGCGAAGATTGAGGCTGAGAAGAACGCCATTCACGTTTCAGAGCTTGCCGCTGAGTATTACGCCCGCCAGATAGAGACCACGTACAAACATCCGGAGCTTTTCCGCAGCAGTCTGCAAAAGAATATCGTTGCTCTCATCGGAAAGATGAAGGTAGAGGACGTTCGCCCGCGGCACATTGATAGCGTCCTGCAGGATGTGTTAGAGCGAGGGTCTCCCACGGTAGCTAATGATGTACTTCGCATGCTCAAACGCCTGTTTGATTACGCTGTGGTACGCGGAATGATAGAGGTTAACCCAGCCATATCATTTGGCGCTAAAGACGCTGGCGGCAAAGAGCAGGGGCGCAAACGTGCGTTAAGCCGTGATGAGCTGGTTATGTTCTTCAAAGCTCTACGCCGCGGGCGTGGAATCAGCAGAGAAAATGAGCTGACCTTCAAGATCATTCTGGCGCTTGGGGTGCGCAAAATGGAGCTCTGTGCCGCCGAATGGTCGGAGTTCGACCTTGATAACGAGGTTTGGCATCTCCCTGGCTCGCGGGCAAAGAATGGTGATGACATCGATATCCCGCTGCCGGCGCCAGTGATCGAATGGATTAAAGAGATTCGACTTTTTGCCGGTGATAGCCGCTGGTTAATCCCAGCCAGGAGAGCCAGAACAACGGCTCACGTTAGCCGAGCCACGCTGAATATGGTCATGCCGTCCGTACTGAAAGAAATGGCTGACGTTGAGCCGTTCAGTATCCATGACCTGCGGCGAACCATGCGCACCCAGATGGCCGCGATAGGCATTGACCCGGTGATAGCCGAACGTTGCCTTAACCACAAAATACCGGGGATAGAGGGCATCTATAACCGGCATCAATACTTTGATGAGCGGAAAGCGGCGCTGGCACGGTGGGCTAATCTGCTGGTGGCTCTGGAGAGCGGTGAGAACTACAGCGTGGTTCCTTTCAAGAAAACAGGTGGCGCATCATGAAAGAAGAACACCCAGTAATTGAGTACGTAAAGAAAGTTGAAGCTGAAACCTTAAAATATGTTGATAAGGTGTTGGACGATTTAAATATTTATTTTGTCTGCAATGAACCAGGTAATTATCACGGGCATTTGATATGCACCGAAGACCACTTTTCTGAATTTGAATTGGCTCACCCTGAACTTAATGTATACACAGAGGATGAGATCTCAGATAGCGATAAGATAATCATCGCAAGAGAGTTCGATTTGGACGCGGATGAGCCCCCTTCAGAAAAGGGCCTCGTAGACTCCCATACTGGCGTCCTCTTCAAGAACGCCGCGCTAATGAAGTTGCTGGGGCTTCATAACTCTAGCAAGGAACTACTGCGTGCAGGGCTTCTGAACGATGTAAGTCGGGATAACCTTTTAAGTACCATCTTCTATTCTCACAAAAAGTTTAAAAGTTTCGATGGCGCTAAGAATGCCTCTCAAAAAACGCATAGATTAAAAAAAGAAATAATATTCGTAATAAAATCCACCTGGGAGATGTATCCGTCCCTATCTAAAGGGAGGATGATTGAAATTATAAAAGAGCATTATTCAGGTGGTGTGTCTGAAAAAACACTTAAAACATGGATTAAGGACAATAAATTAGCTCCCGCGCAGCCTAAAAAATACTATTCTGGTGCGGTGAACTTGGTTTTTCCCGGCAAGAAGTAGAGCCAGCACGGAGGGGGTAATAGGTCGCTTTTACCGGGCTATTGCGGCCTATTACCCTACCTGCTGCGGTTTTTGCGCATTAAATTGTCTCCGTAACGAAGCAACAGGGCTCATATAGGAGTTACGGGACTCATGACAATTCACCAAGCAACACCCCATTCAATCCCCACCACTGGATACATTAGGCGCTTTCGTCTGGCTGAATTGCTGGGCGTTAGTGTTTCTACCATTGACCGCAAGGTACGCAACGGCTCATTGCCACGTCCGGTAAAGTTGGGAGAAAAGATCACTGCATTCGACGCAGTGGAGATTCACCAGTGGTTGGCAAAACGCCGTCATTCTGCGTGATTAAACAGAACTCCCCTTCAGTAAATTAAAAACCGGACATCATTATGAACATGAAAAAGCGCCCTCACGGGCGGGGCTTCGCTCACCCTGAAAACTGTAGCGATGATATTTCCGTTATCAATTTTGAGGGCGCTAAAGTCCGCATTGTTAAGATCAACGGCGAACCGTGGTTTGTTGCAAAGGATGTCTGCACTGCGCTGGAACTGACGAATTCGCGTATGGCATTGCAGATGCTTGATGATGATGAAAGGGGAGTAAATTTAACTTACACCCCCGGCGGCAATCAGAATATGAACATTATCTCTGAGTCAGGCTTCTATAAGCTGATTGCGCGTAGCCGCAAGGCCAGCACACCCGACACATTCGCCCATCGTTTCAGCAACTGGGTGTTCCGTGAAGTTATCCCGTCTATTCGTAAAACCGGCTCTTATGGCGTGCCGTTCGCATTCCTGAACGATTTCAGTAAGCGGATGGCAGCATACCAGAAGGAGGCCAGCAAACGCGGCTACAAATTGCAGCGCTGCAAGGAGGAAAAACGGGCGTTGAAAAGCGAAGAAGCGGAGCTATGGCGTAAGTTTCAGCCAGAGCTGTTGAAGGATAACGGCGATGAATAATATGGCGAAAAAAAGCCGGGATATTTTCCCGGCAGCGGAGATTGTAGATCAGCCTTTCGGCTCGATGCCACGCGACTGTAATTCTTTGCGGATGATGCGCTTTATCCATGCTGAAACCGAAGCGTCGCCATCCTGTGCCAATGCTTTCTTTATTCCTTCTTCTAGCGATGGCTCTACGCGCAGTGCGATTTGTTTATTACCTTTCCCTTTTATCTCTATGGTTGACATTTGGTTGACACCTGATTATGTTTGGATGGTAATCAAGTGTATGACAAGTGCATACCAAAAGACAACGCCCCGAACTGGTGGAACAGTACCGGGGCGTCTGACCACAACGTTATCTGAGGTAACATCATGGCTTGTAATAAGTCTACCCAAACACGCCCTGAATTTACATGGCGTTTTCTCACCCTGGGTGAATTCACAAATCAGATCGTCAACGTTACTGCTTCCACCGAACACGAAGCACGCGAAAAAACGCCTGCAGGATGTGTCTGTATTCTGGCGTGTCGTTTTCGTCTTAAGGAGGTACAGCATGTTTAACCTCCAGACTCTGACCGCCAAAGCCCGCGAGCTGCGTGGCAACGTGGTAAAAGCCACCACAACCAAAGGCACCCGCACCATGACCCCCGTCTACGAACGGGAAGAACAGCGCAAGCTGCGCGAACGTATCCAGCAGACACAGCCGGAATGGGTGCTGCTCTGGTGGGATATTGCGACCGTTACCGGCTGGCGTACCAGCGACGTGTGCAACTTCCGTTACTCGTGCATCAACTGGGAAACCGGTATTGCGACCATCATCGTTGCGAAGCAGACCAAAGCAGCAGAAGCCAGGGCGACCCGGAAGGGGATCGAAATTGTTCGCCAGCAGCGCAAGGATGCGGCACGCCTTGCGGGTGATCACATCGCGTACATGCACTGGGATAGTGTTAGCTGCGACGAGCTGGCCGCCGGCATGACCGATGAGGAACAGGCTATCGTGTTTGAGCTGGTGGCAAAGGCTGAAGTTAAGCACGACACCAAGCAGCTGCCGCCGGGCATCATTAAGCGACTGCGCGAACGTCAGGAGCGTAATCTGGTGGATGATGACCTGGTATTTTCGCGCTCTCAGATTGAAAGTAACCGTTGTCAGTCTCTGGAAGGTAGCGTAAGTCGCCAGACGATCTGGAAGAAATTGCACAGTGTAATGACGTGGTTCACCCGTGTAATCAATACCCGCCTGCGGTTGAGTGCGTATTCCAGCCGAAAAATTGCTGCGTTTAACCTTATGTCTGCCGGTGGTGAACAGGGGCTGCTGATTGCCTCTGAAATGCTCGGGCACAGCAACCCGGCGATAACCCGGACTTATCTCCAGTTAGGGAGCAAGGCTGCTGCTATCCAGACACGTCTCGCGATGGAGTTAAGCGCATGAAAAAGCCAACTCAAAACGAATCTATTGCCATGCTGACGACCAGCGCAGTCCAGGCGCTGGAATACAGCCGTCAGGCGCTTGCCGTTCTCGATATGTGGATAGATACACTGGCGCCAGATGATGAAATGGAAAGCTTTCGTGTCGCGGCGGTTCACAGCCTGGTCAGTCAGGCATCGGAATATCTGGTGAAAGTCAGGGAGGTAAGGCCATGACCGCTATTTATAATCTGGTGCGCTGTAGCGATGGCAAAACCGTATTCAGTTTCCCGGCCGGCGGTCGCTATCTGGTGGACACGTCGAACGGGTTACAGTCGATGCGCCCTCTTATGGAAGACGAGATCCTTTTCACGGTGGAGAGTGCCGCGCGCTTTCTGAAGAAGATTGGTTATCAGGTAATCCCGCCAGCGGCATGAGGTAAAAATATGACCATTAAAAATTCCGGCTTAACTGCTGGTGGCCGCGCTCACCCTGAAATCAGGCCGGGCGATAAATGGAAGGACAGCCGCGGCAACCTGGTAATTATCGAAAGTTACCGATTCGACAGAGTGACATATTGCCGCGAGGGGTACTCCTCACCATGTTTTTGCACGCCAGAAAGACTGGTGCGGGAATTTGAATTTGTATTTTCCGCGCCGGTCGCCGGCGAAAAAGATATCGATCGAATTATGCGGGTGCAGGGCATCGAACGAATTCGGGTTATGCGGGAAATCATCAGGGAGCGAGGGAACAGAAAATGAAGAATGCACCAAACCTTAAAAAGCAGCCGGCGGATCTCATGGAGGAGTCAATTATCTTTGCCGGCGCTGATGCCTGGACGTTCGCCAAAGCATGGCAGGAAATGAACCCGATTGGCGACACGGTGCCACCGGTTGTGCTGGATAAAAAGCAGCTGGCGGAGCTGGAGAATATCCGCATTGTGGATGATGGCCGGCTCTATGCCCGGGTTTGCCGTGGCGGGCATCTGACCGAACGGCAGATAACCATTCTCGCTACAAAGCTGGCGGTGGCCGGCGTGGAGCGCGCGCAATTCTACTCTGAAGGTTATCAGCTTCTGGAGGACTGGACGCCACAGCTGCCGCGCCTCAAAGCCGATGCGGAAGCCGGCAAAAGCATGGTGATCGGCAAACCGCTGACGGATGTAAACCTTCGCGACCTGGCTGATAACGAAAAGGCGCTCATACTGGCCGCGCGTTACACCGGTATTGCGATCCATGAAAACAGCGAAGGCGTGTACGTCTACCGTGCCGGCATCTGGGAGAAAACGTCTTTGCTCGAGCTGAGCCGCGAAATGGTGGCTATCTACAACGAGAACAAAACTAACTTCAGCAAGCGCGCGATCAACAACGTTATCGACGCCCTGAAAATCGTTATCCCGGTAATGGGGGAGCCGCAGCGCAGCCTGATCCCCTTTGCAAACGGCGTCTACGATATGGAAACCGGCATTTTCTCCGAACACAGCCAGGACAACTGGCTAACCAATCATAACGGCGTGACCTACACGCCAGCGGTACCAAGCGAAAACCTTCGTGACCACGCGCCGAACTTCCATAAATGGCTAAGTTACGCATCAGATAGAGACGCAATTAAGATGCAGCGCATCGCTGCAGCGCTCTTTATGGTGCTGGCGAACCGGTACGACTGGCAGCTGTTCCTCGAGATAACCGGTGAGGGCGGTAGCGGGAAAAGTGTCTTTACCCATATCGCTACGATGCTGGCCGGTGCGCATAACACCGCCAGCGGGAACATGGCGGCGCTCGACAGCGCGCGCGGGCGGGCGCAGTTCGTCGGGAAAAGCATGATAACGCTTCCTGATCAGCCCAAATATTCAGGAGAGGGCACCGGGATAAAAGCGATAACCGGCGGGGATGCCGTGGAGATCGACCCGAAACACGAGCACCAGTACACCGCCGTTTTGCGGGCGGTGGTTGTGGCCACGAATAACACGCCGATGATTTTCACCGAACGTGCCGGCGGCGTTTCCCGGCGACGCGTAATTTTCCAGTTTAACCGGCGCGTCAGCGAGGAGGATAAAGATCCCGACCTGGCAGAAAAGATATCCGCTGAAATTCCGGTGGTGGTTCGTCGGCTGCTGGCGAACTTTGCGAACCCGGAAAAAGCGCGGGCGCTGCTGCTGGAGCAACGGAACAGCGAAGAAGCACTGGAGGTGAAGCAGAAAACGGATCCGCTTTATGCCTTCTGCGCGCATCTTGAGCGGCTGGCTGATTGTGCGGGAATGATGGTAGGAAACCGCAATCCGCCTCACTATCCGCGAGTTTATCTCTATCACGCTTACCTGGCATTCCTGGAGGCCAACGGTTTCGACAAGCCGCTGACGCTGAATAAATTCGCAGAGGGGATGGAAAGCGCGATGAGGGAGTTTAATCACGAGTACCGTAAGGAACGGAGAGCCCGTGGCATGGTGACCAACGTTGAACTTTCAGAGAGTGCGGAAGACTGGTTACCTCAGACGCATCCTGTAGCCGGTCATAAAGAATGAAGTTCAGATAAATATGGAGAAAGGTATACATGGTATACATCGAGAGAATAATTTATATATAAATCAGTGAAATAAACCATGTATACCTTGTTTTCAGGTATACACAGGGTGTACATGGTGTTCATTCTCTCATTAACTATCTGATCGTTTATTAAACAGAATGATGTATACCGTGTAGACCTGAAATCCCAAAATGTAGGCTGGTGTTCATAGGTTAATATTATGTTTTATAAGCAATTTATAGCCTTTATGAACACCATGTATACCTTGAGGGCAAATTCTTTAAAACGCATCCATTCATTTCACGTTGTGCATCCCCTCGATTTCATTACCATCATTTCATTACTTGCAATGATTATTGTGATTGTTGCGTTTTTTATCATGTGATAACCAAGGGGGAAGCATGAAAAAGGAACACGTGAAACCCGTTCTTCTCAGCGCTGCTCAGGTTGCGGCATTAAAAGCCATCCAGGAGCAGGAACGCCAGAAATCCGGGTTTGGTATCGCACCATCAATCCATGATGTGGCGAGAAAAATATTTGATGTTGGGCTATCCAGAATGGAGGTAAGCCAGTGAGTTACGAAATTAAAATTGGGCAAAGAAGCATTGCTATCACTGATAACGTTTCTGAAGTGGTTGCGCCTAATGAGCAGATGGCGATTCTTTTTAAAGGGATGGCGAATATTTTTGGTGATCTGCGGGCCGTGGCAATGTTAGCTGAGGCGGAAGCCGATGCCGTAGAGGTTATCCGCAATGATCCGGATTTAAACGAAGCAGCAAAAAACCGCCGGGCCAGAGATGCGGCAAATAGAGACACACTCACGGCTTTCACTAGAAGTACGGCGATGATCAGCGAACAAGCTGAAAATATTCTCAATTATCTTAAGACCAAACTGGCCCCAGTTGCTCCGTTGGCCGAGGGTGATGTTGTCGGATTTATGCGAGATAGTGAGCTACGGAATGTATTTCGCTCGCTGGATGGAGCTGCGAAAGAAAAGCTGATGGTAGCAATGTATGCCGGGAATCAGACTGATTTATGTGACGCCCTGCTACGAGGTAACGCCATTTGCTCAGGCGTAACAGATTCTCAGCTGGAGCGACTGACTTTTGCCCGTATCGCCACAGATAACGGAGCCGTTATCAAATCTGTTTCTAACCTGGTAAAAGCCATTAACCGCAACCTGCAGCAAATCATCGCTGTTCGCACATGGTATGCAAATCTGGTATTTGGAAGCAATGACGACCCTCGCGATGTGGCTCCTCGAGTCTCCGGTCTGGCGAATCTGTCCGAGTACATTGATGGTATGGAAAAAATTAATTCCCGACAGGGTAAAGCAGATGATGAAGATGGGAAACAGGCCGCCTGATGGCGGCTTTTTCTTAACTGGAGAATGCTAAATGACAGAACAAACATCCCGCCTGGCCATTATTCTCGATAGCGTAGGGGCAAAACGTAATGCAGATAGCCTTTCTGATTCGCTAACTAAGCTCACAACAAACGGTGAAAAGACTGTTGCTGCCGTCGGTAAATTAGGTGCAGCTCTAACTGCTGCAGTTGCTACTGGCGCACTCATGGCAGGAACGGCATTGGCTGCAATGATCAAGCACACAGCAGAGGCTGGTGTTGAGATTAGCCGGTTGTCAAAAATAGCTAATGCGTCTACTACTGATTTTCAGAAATACGCCATAGCTGCCAGTGCTGCGGGGATCTCACAGGAGAAGTTCTCCGACATAATGAAGGATGTTAACGATAAGGTTGGTGACTTCCTGAGCACCGGAGGGGGGGAGCTCCAGGATTTTTTTAAAACCATAGCTCCAAAAGTTGGTGTGACGGCTGAGCAGTTTAAGAATCTTTCAGGGCCAGCTGCAATGCAGCTATATGTTGATACCCTGCAAAAAGCCAATGTTTCACAAGCGCAGATGACTTTCTATATGGAGGCCATTGCCAACGATGCCACTGCTTTGATACCGATGTTTCAGAATGGCGGCAAAGCGATCAGTGAAATGGCCGATATATCGGAGAAGCTGGGTCTTATTCTTGACCAGAAAACAATTCGTGCGGCGCAGGAGTTGGAAACCACTGGCTGGCTGGTCAATTCCTCAATGCAGGGGCTAAGAACTCAGATTGCTGCGGGATTAATGCCAACGATCAGCGACCTAACAGGCGAGTTCACTACGTTCGCCGCAAAAGGAATAGATGTTACAGCCGTATCCCAAACACTGGATAGCTGGCTTAAAAATCTGGCTAAGGCCGCTGTAACTGTCGCAGGTGCTTTCATGGGTGTTACCAAGGCCATGGGAGGGATGGTTGACTTGTGGAATGGGATTAAGGATATAGACCTTTCACACCCCGTTGATGCCTATCATCAAATCAAAGATGTTTTCGCCAATGTGTCAGGCCAAGTAAACGGTGAGTTAGACAATATCCAGAAATGGGTGGATGAGGCTTGGGGGAAAATTAATGCCGCCGGAAAAAATGGAGGTAATGAGTTCATAAAGAACCTGACTGATATGCGTAATCAAATAAGTTTTGCGCAGGGGCATATCGGAACATTTTCTCCTGGAACAGGTAGTAAAATTAAAGCTTATTCTGAGGATGCAGGGCAGCGACTACTTAACCAGATTAACGAGCAAACTGCAGCATTTAATGCACAGTTGGACGCTAGCGATAAATTATCGGCGGTCGCAATGCAGCGCCTGAAGTTTGAAGAGCAGATAAAGACTATTCAGGAGCGTCAGGCCAAAGGGCTGCCAGTTACTAAAGATCAACAGTCGCTGTTATCTATGTCTAAAGAGATAGAGACAGCGTTCAAACGGCTTGAGCTAAGTCAGAAAGCTACCGCAACCCTGGACGATTACCGGAAGATGCAGGAGCAAATTGCACCGAAGGAGCTACTGCAAAACCAGACGCTGCAAAAACGCCTAGAAATACTGCGTGAAATGGTAGCGCTTAAAAAGTTATCCCCGGAGGCTGCGGGACAGCAAGCCAGTGGCCTGATTAGTAAATCAGTGCTGCCGGATTCAGTTATCTCTGGGGTAAACGCTGCCGGTGGAAATCTCACGTCAGGGGCGACTAATAGCGACTTGTCCGGGCAGGGGCTGAATATGATAGGGCTGCAAATCAACCCGCAACTCGAAATTATCGAAAAGCTCAAGCAGGCCCAGGCTGATTATGCTGCCTGGCTTAACCAGCAACAGCAGGCGATAACGCAGAGCACAGTCCTGAATGAGCAGCAGAAGCAGCAGCAACTGCTGGCCCTCCAACAGCAAGGGCAACAGAACCAACTGGCACTAAGCACCGCAGTTAATGCCGCACAGATGCAATCAGCGCAAAACTCTTTCTCCGGTATCACCGATTCGATGGGGGTGATGTTTGGTGAACAATCCGCGATGTATAAGGCTGCGTTTGTTACTCAGAAAGCATTCGCGATTGCACAAGCCGCTCTGCAACTTCCTATGGCTATGGGGCAGGCGCTGGCCGGTTTACCGTTCCCCGCTAATATTGCGGCCATGGCTTCAGTTGTCGGGCTAATGGCATCTATAACATCCAGCATCTCCAGCGCTGCCGCCGTCGGCTTTGCTTCTGGTGGATATACTGGCTCAGGCGGAAAGTATCAGCCGGCGGGTATTGTTCACAAAGGAGAGTACGTCTTCGACCAGGCATCAACGAACCGGATCGGCGTGTCTCAGCTTGAGGCACTTCGAAATGGCCAACCGCTTGATGCCACTCTCGGTAAGCCGGGGTTCGGTACAGGGGTGCAGAACGTCAGCAGCAGCCAGAAAACGATCGTTCACGCTCCGATAGTGCAAAACAATAATCTGCAAGGTATTACGCCCGAGCAATTGTCCACAACCCTAAATCAAAACAATGGACTAATGAGTAAGCAGCTATCGAAGCAAATCAAATCTGAGATGGCCAGCGAGGTGATTAGCCCAAAGGGTGAATTCGGGAAAGCCCTTAAAAGCCGTTATGTGCGCGGGTATAAGGAGTAAAGGGCTAGGTTGACAGATGTGAGGAACGGTAAATTATGTTATTGAGCAAATCAGCCTATGCCAGGCACATGGGAGTAAGCCGACAAACAGTTTACGGCTGGATAGCACGTGGTGAGATTGTGCTATCAGGCGATAAAGTGGATGTTGAAGCAACACAGGCGAAGCAAAATTCTGCTGGTGCTGGTGCTGGTGCTGGTGCTGGTGCTGGTGCTGGTGCTGGTGATCAGCTGAATGAAATGACGTGGGCACAGGCCGCCGCATGGGTATGGGGGCATGACGGCGGGAAAGCGCTGCCGGCTGATATTGATACCGGTCAGCGAATAGAGGCCGCAGCTGCTGAGCTGGGTTTTGATGTTCAGCACGAGCCCGATGAAAAATTGCTGATTCTCTTCCGGCCGGATGAAGAAACCCACAGCTTCTATGGCAAAGACCGTGCAGCAGGCGCTTTACGGTTTCTTCGTTCTGAGCTGGCTTACGTTGCCACAATGCACCCCGATACGCTGGATGACTGGAACAAAACTGGTTTAATGTCACTCTGCCTGCTGGACGGCGAAAAACTGTAAACCCCCCAGCCCTCAAACTTGACACTTTTTCGCGAGAAACTGGGAAAAGTGTCAACCCAACCTAACGGATCCTGACGCCTGCGAACAGCAGCTAGAGCAGAAGTGTAAAGGGCTGGCGTTGAGCTTTGTTGAGCCCGGCGGTTAGCTTTTGTTAGTCTTCTCGAGTGAAAAGCTTCAGAAAACTTCAGGTGCAGAAAGAAAATTTTGACTACTTTTGACGGGCTGAGCCCCGGATTTCAACAAGATTGCTGATTGGGGCTGTGTTGGCGAGTGCTGGTGCAGATAACTTGTCAAAACTTGTCACCCGCTGGCACCGCCAGCGGGGATTTTTGGCAGAACGCGCTCTAAGTTACAGTTGATGTGATCTGTTAACTACCAATGCTTGCTGTATATAAAACAATCAAAAGGCCTATGCTCTGGCATGAATGATGTACACAAGGGTGTACACAAATTTTAAGTTTGAAAATAAAATTCAATTAAATCAATTGCAAATTGGCTTGTTTTTCTTTCACATCAAGAAAAGCAAATAAGCTATCAGCAAGATTTACCCACCAACATGAATCCTTCAAAGCCCGCTCTGCCGGGCTTTTTTATTAAGGGCGATTGTAGCGACGCAACAACGCGCATGATTGGCATGTATATCTGCACGTATCCTATGAGATTTCTCATTTGCCAGCTTCGCTTGCTCAAGCAATTGTTTGAGTACGCTATGATAATATATACGCAGAAAGTTATCGCAATGATACGAGAGAAAACGCATCTGGATATATCGGAGAAAATCCACGGTGTCGCTCTTCTGTAATATGGGAGAAACTGGAGAGTCTACTTTATGGCTGAGTATTGTGGTAAATTGCGGTTCTTCCCAGGATGGGGGAATTAATCGGCAAGGAGCGATTATGTATTACAGCAATGTTGTCATCAGCTATTTACAGGCCAATAAAATTCTCGCAATGAAACTTGATCGCGCTGTTTCAGGCATAGAACAACGGGTTTCCGGTCAGGTTAAAACAATAGGTGCTGGCGTTACTCGAATCCTATATTATACATCCTGTTTTACTGATGAGTATCAGGATGTATGTAAAAAGCAGAAGAATGAGGATGTTAGATTTGCTAAAGGTATCTACCATCTTTTACAGCGTAAGGATATTGTATATGAAATGCTGAAAATATATTTTGAAGAAATATTTAAGCACAAAACAACAGAGCAGTTAGAGCATATTAAAAGAATTCTGATGGCTGTTAACATTCATATCGCTGCAGACACTCTAACCAAATCTGGATTTGTTTTAGCTACGGCTACCTGTGTTTCGGTAGGCATGAAACTAAGCCTTGATATGGGAGCGATTGCTGGGCGTTCTGCGGGGGTCGCCGTTACAGTGGCTGGCATGTATGGCGTTGTGCAGAGGGCTGCAGATAGCGCTGAGCGTCTCCGAATCTGTTATCCTGCATTCTTTTCTATACTATACGAACAAGAACTTGAAATGATGTATTTCCTGGTGGCGCCATTATTTGAACATGCCGACGCTTTTAAAGCCCAATGGGCTTCAGAGGCAGAGCTCGCTAATATCATCGAAAGAATGATTAGGTAG